ATGCTTAACCATATCATCTTGCACAGTTTGTGCTGGATTGATATAATCAAACTTATGACGGGTTCCCCTAATAAATGTGAATCCAATCTTGACAGGAAGTTTATACTTCTTAAGTTCCTTTTGAAACTCAGGAGCATATTTCTGATAATACTCTTTTGTATTCTTACGGTAGTTTACAACAGTTTTACTTGCTATAAAATACTTACCTGTCCATCTGCGCCCATTTTTTGAGCTTGGTACATTACCGGGTATAAACCACTTCATATTATTTATTTAAAGTTTCCTTTAGTAAAGGTTTTAATTCCTTATGCACTACTTCAAAGCCATGAATTTGTACTGCATCTGATATGTCTTTGCATATAGATAGAGCACATCCTTCAATATTATATGCTTCCGCATATCTTTGAATTGCTTTGTTTCCTGCTTCATCATTATCAAAAAGAGTGATAATCTTTTTGTATTTACTCTTTAGATTTTGAATGATGTAAGGCTTAATTAATGTATTCTCACTACTTGGAGCTAATACTTCTACGTTATAACCAAATCCTTTTAGGCACATTGCGTCTTTAAGTGAAGAGCAAATAACCAGATAGGGTTGATTATATTGTAGCTGATCATAACCTTGAAGATAACTTGTGATATTATAAAATTTATGTTTATCATCTTGTGGCTGGTACATTTTAATGACGTCTCCATCTTTATTAAAATAACCATATGCCATAGGTTTTCTAAACTTAGCTTTATTTATCACACCATCTTCATCTTTTATCATAGTGAAATAATCAATTGGTTTTACATTATACTCATTGAGCATGCTTGAACCAATTCTAAATGATAACCAATACTGTGCATCTATACTATTCCATTCTCTTGTTTGAATGTGATCAATAGACCACTTAGCACTTGGTTTTAGGGTAATAAGTTCAACTTCACCATTTTTGACATACTCATTATAGTCTTCAATGATTTTGTTTACAGATTGGGTATAGTTTAGATTATACATCTTACTAACTAAATCTACTTTACTACCAGATATCCCTGTAGAAAAATCTTTAAACTTGTATTGCTTTATCCTTGTATCCACATAGATAGCAAAGCTTGGTGTTCTTTCTGTGGGATTAAAGATTGACTTAATCTTTACATCTTGTCCAGTCAGCTTTTCTGGCAAATCCAAATAATATTGGAATACCCAGTAACTTGGTATATCATCTATTTCTATTACAAAATTCTTAGTACTGAACATAGAATAAAAAAGGGAGACCCGAAGGCCTCCCTATTATTTAATTAAAGATCAAAGTCATCTCCAGAAACTGTGCCTGCAACAGGCTCAAAGTTTCCATCATTACTTGGTGCAGATTGTGTTCTATTTTTTACAGGAATGATATGCTCATCTCTGTTAAAACCAATCATTTTAGAGTTTTCTGTATCTACTCTTTCAAATGGAACACCTGCTCCAGTACGCTTAGGTAAGAACAATTGTAGGTTAATGTAACCTTCTTTGTTTTCCCACTCACGACCAGCAATACAGAAGTTATAGTAAGTATCACCGCTTAGAATATTACTTGCAGCAGATACAAACTCTTCAATGGTTTGAGCTTCAATAGTATCTAGTTCACTACGTCTATCTTGTTGTTCTGCTAAGAAGATAAGTGATTTCATAATTTCAGCATCACGGTTAATCTCTCTACCGCTTGGTAAAGTAGCATTAGCAAAAGCATAACGTTGAAAAGATACTCTACCCACTTGACCTTGATAACGTGGTCCATTAGGATTGTTCATATCATGAAGAAAACCTTGAAAATCTCCACCAACTGGTTTGCTTTCTACATTCAAATGTAAATCATATGCATTTTGATCATATGGTGGTGTGTTTAAAGTAATAGAATTAATTTTCAACTCTTGATTACCCGCATCAATAACTGGTTTTACTTTGCCGCTACCGGCTGACATGTCTTTAGTACTTAACATTTCTTTTTTAATTTAAAATTTAACTTCTGATTATTAGTTTTCATATGCATAAATTGCATCCTTGACATATTGCAGATCATTTGGTATAAATTCACTGTCAAACATATCCATTGGTGACTTACAAGTATTCTCACCATTGTTTTGTGTTTCAAAACCATAGTGTAGACTACCATCATCTTCTTTACGAACTCTCCCAAATAATACAATTGAGAATAATCCTTCTAAGGTAAGTGCATTATCAATCATCTTACCCACTGTTTTTGCTTTTATCTTACGGTGACCATTAATGTCTGTTGATTCTTCTGAGTGTGTCAAGAAGAAGACATAAAGGTCATCTCTCAAGTCTTTTGGAAGCTTGGCAACTTGAGCAAGATTTGCAGCAATCTGAGTAAACTTATCATAGCCTTTCTCATTGGCTTTATCAAAGTACTCAAAGCTTGACATGTATTGCCAATCATCAATTACTAAGTTTTTAATGTGAGGCATCTTGTCACTAACATGCTGCATAGCTTTATAAACTCCTGGACCACTTGATACGCTGATCATGTTGCCATCTGGATTTGATTTATCCAAAGGAGTGTATTTGCTTCTCCAACCTTTAAATGGTAAAGGCTTATTAGCAATATTTATAATAACTGTTTCTTTAGGATCTAGATTCCTAATTGAGGTTGATTTACCTGAGCCTGACTCAGCAATTACTAAAACACTTTGTGCCATATTACTTATTTAATTTACTTTCTATTCTTTCTAAACTATCTGCTATCCTATTAAGTGCTTCAACTATACCCCTTGGTGAAAATGTTTCATCAGGGTTTGGAAGATTTGCAATATCATCCAGACTATCAAAAATAGTATTTTTACCTTGTTTTGATACTACATCACTTACAATTTTAAGTTCTGATACTGGAACCAAATGTCTTTGGAAACCACTACTGCTCTCTACAAGTTCATACTCTTCTCTCCAATGAGCATTGTATTTGTATAAATACAATGTTCTCTTAGGATCTTCTGATTCATAATCAATACTTACAAATTCTGTGTAAATATCTTTGTTCCTTTCAAGTTCACTTGGGAAGAAACTTATATGTAAATCATCTTTTCCTGGTGGTCTGTATGCCATCTTAGGTATATAGGCAGCATTAGATAATTGATTTGAATTAAAATAATCTTCATGCTGCTCTCTTAAATCTGCTACTCTCTTTTTTCTTTCTTCAGGAGTCATTTTTAAAGTTTTTACTTGATACTGTTTTGTTGATATCATCTCGGTTGTTCTTGTTCAGGAGTATTCATCTCCATAATTTCCATTCTTTCAAACATAGCTTTAAAGAAACTCATTCTTGTATCACCATTACGAGCTTTTAGAAAGTGTAATACTAATGTTCTATCATCTTCTATAATATATCTGTCTGGACCATACAGTCTAATCTTCTGCTTTGCCGGCCTGTTAATACCTATTAGGGTATCAGCATGTTGAAGCATTGCATCTGATCCAAATATATCTGATTCAAGAATATAGTTACCATACTTTGCTTGTTGAGCCCGCTCTGGATTATCAATATTTCTATTAAGCTGTGATAATGCTATAAACATGCAAGGATAATCCCTCTTACACTGTGTAAAGAACTCACCTAATTCAAATAACATATCTAATGTATTATTTTGATAAGGTGCTCTTTTAACAAGCATGGTGTGATCCAGTGTGATAATAGTCTTTTTACCTTTATGCAAGTCCATATACTTATCAATCTGCTCACGCATTTGATTAACAGTCATAGGTCTTGATATTATATCAACTGGATATTTTACACGTTCTTTAGCATACTGGTGACATGCGTTTAAGACATCTGTTGTTAAAACACTACCTGCACTACATAATTCTTTGTAAGTTTTACCTGTAATAGATGAAAACTCACGTAATGCTGAGGTTCTACCAACCATTTCAAACTGAAACTCTAAAACTCTAAAGTCATCATTAGGATTAAGAGTAAATGATTCTCTAATAATCTGATCTTTTATCAAAGTCTTACCAGAACCAGGTCTCCCACCAATGACAGTGAGTGTATTCCATTCTAAACCATCAGTACAAGCATCATTAAACTTAGGCCAGGGTGTATAGATTGATTTTTCTTCACCATTGGCACGTTTAACCATATATTTAAGGGCATCATTAAAGGCAGCATACTGCCCAACCCAAGCTTCTTCTGATTTACTCATACAACTCTCTCTTTAAAGTGATGTGTTTTTGTTTGAACTCCGTCTTTTATCATGTCACAATAGTCAGCAAGAGTACTATGTTTAACCTTATGCTTATCTTGTTTAGCTACAAAGTATTGACTTGTCATCATGTACAAGTAATCTGCGTCTCTATATTGATTTACATACATCTTGGTTGCTTTAATTATAGCTTCCCAATCATGGTCATAAGTCTCAAAGAACCATCTGAATGATTCTCCAAGAGCTTTTACATTTTGTCTTGCTGGTTTACCCGAAGGCAACTTACCGGCAGGAAATATATTTCTATACTCTTCTATCTTTTGGCTATAATCTTTACCCATCAACTGAATATTGGTTTTCTTTTTAGCCTTTATAAAATAGTTATCAAGTTTAGTAATAAGTCTCTTTGCCTTATTTGTTAATATATACTTAGATTCATCCTTTAACAGGAATCCCTCAGTTATTAAATCAGGTATTTCAAGATCTGCTTTCAATATTGGTACTGAAATCTTCTCTTTCATGCTGTAAAGTAACAGCATCTGATTCGGAGTTATCTTCTCCTGCGTTATCTTTTGAAATATTTCCCACATATTTTTGTAATTCTTGTTTAACGCTTATCATAGTGTCCATGAATTCTCTATGTTTTTGAAACATATAGTTTTCACAGGCTTTAATTGAATGAATAACAGTAGCATGATCTCTTAGCATGTATCTTCCTGTTTCTGATTTACCATAAGAATACTCATTTACAGCAATATAACAGAATATTTGTCTGAGCATTACAAATTGTCTAACTCTGGTTCTTCCTGATATAGTATCTACATTATCAAGTAGAGGAAACATTCTATTAAATACTCTAACACATGATGCTTCTATTGCTTCTAATGATAATCTCTCTGTATCATTTTTAACAAACACATGTACATCAATACCGTATTTATCATTCAACTTCATCTTAAACTTTTTTACTTCTTGTAAAATGTTAAGTTCTTGATTATCAATCATTTATTTTAGTTTTGGGACTAACAAAGATAGTGATTTATTACCAGTTAATCAAAGGTTTGTTTCTTTCTTTTAGTAACTCATTGATTCTGATAAATAAATCTTGATCATTCCATACTCCACCTTTATATGCAGCAGCAGCTGGATGTTCAACTTCAATTATAGTATGCTTATTTACTAATGGTTTCCATTCTTGAGCTTTCTTACCAAGCAATACAAATATTAAATCTGATTCATGGTTATTTAAACTATTAAGAAGACCACTTGTAAATGTTTTCCATAATGAATAGTGTGATCCAATTCTGTTTATTTCTACAGTTAATGCAGTATTAAGCATAAGAACGCCTTGTTCTGACCATCTTTTTAAATCTGGATTACGTTCATATCCTGGATATTGCTTCTCTAAAGAATTAAAGATATGTCTTAAAGATGGTTGCTCTTTCATTGTATTACTACAGCTGAATGATATACCATCTGCAACATCAACTTGTGGATATGGATCTTGACCAATAAACACAACTTTAAGGTTATTATAGTGGCAGGTTTCAAAAGACCTAAACCAATTCTTCATTTTAGGTGTGAATCTTTTACCATCCTGAACAAAACTTACTAACTTATTAATAGTCTGGTAAAAGTTTTCTGAATCTAGATAAGGATAAATTATTTTTTCCCAACCTGAGTCTTTTAATTTACTCTTTAGAGCCTTTATCTTTTCAGGTATAAAGATTGTTTGTTGAGTCATAAATTATTATATTTGTTTATTAAATGATACATTATGTCTGATTATTTAAAAGCTACTAATACATACGATCTTACAAAAAACATTAAAGATCTAGAAATAAATACAGGATTTATACTAGGCTTAGATGCAATACTAATGTATTATATAGCCAACATTATTGAAGATCCATCTACTTTACCTGCTACCTTTAAAAAGTTTGAAGGTATTATTAAAGGAGAAGCATCAGAAGAAAATCCTATTGAATTGGATTATATAGAAAGACAATTATATACTCTCTTTGCTCTTCAGCAATTACTAAAAGCAAAAGCCAAAGAGCAAAATTTAGAGGTTCCTCTTGAATCTGAAGTTACTCAAGAAGATCTTAGCAACTACATGAAGGCAGTTATGAATAATGACTCTTCTGCTGAAGAAAAGCTTGCAAAAATTCAATCTTTAATAAAACCTAAATCATCTTAGGTTCATATTATTAAAGTCTCCTATTTCTATACATGCTTGTATAGCAAGATTTAACTCTGCCCTGTCACATGCAGCAAAAGACTTGCAGTACTCTGAATTATTTTTCATAAAACAGAGTCCTGCTTGTCTTTTAACTTGTAGTTTTATCTCCTCAAATGTATAACCCAATTCATTTGCAATCTCTCTGCACATAGCATGTATTCTTGCCAGCTGAGCGTTACTACCTTTCTTTTCATCAGATACACTAATAAACATTTCAATCTTTGCACCATCTGGTGCATTTGCTAAGAAGTTCTTTATTCTTGATTCATTAGCTTTTATAGGATAGTGTATCTTACCACCTTTTACTTCCGCGTTTAGATATATATGATTTTTCATAAATATTATCAAATTCTTCAGGACTCAGTAATATAACGGTGCTACTGTCACCCCAATCACCATGTTTCCAATGTTCATAGATTTCTTTACCGAGTTCTGTGCCTTTAATATAAACAATGCTTTCATCCCAAGATGATATGGCAATGTCAGATTGTGCAACATAAGATGTAGCACATGATGTCATAAGAATCCCAATAATAATAAATAATTTACTCATCTTTAGTGTCTTTCCACATTAAGAATAGTCCTGTCAATATTAATGTCAGAACTATAGATAAAACTGCATAACTAATCATTTTCAATTCCGTTTTCATCCAGATCTTTCTGGCATAGTGTTATTATGTTTTTCATTGTAATCTTTTTTCATTCTAATCAAAGTTCTACTACTAATACCTAAAGCTTGAGCGGCCTGTTCTTGCGTATCATATCTTTTCAGAGCACATAACATAAGCTTCTCATGCCACCAAGCAATGTTTAGGTTTTCTTTCATCTCTCTTTGGTGTTAAAGGTTTGGTCATATAGTTCTTCAGTAGTCATCAACCCTCTTTGGTCTGATAAGAACCCACACTTTCTTGTATATTCAGCAAACC